GCAAGAGTGACGGTGTCACTCGTAGTATGAAGAAGTTCGCAGGTATGGGGAACGCTTTGACGTTTCCTGTACAGTCTGTGGTTTTCTCTGCGATTTGCATCGCGGCGAGCCTCGACAAGTTGGGTTTGTATCCAACTTACAGTAATGTAAAGCGCCTTGCTCGCAATATACGCGTTTACGGTGATGACATCATCGTGAAAACCGTATACTACGATCGGGTTGTAGAGTGGATTCATTCCTTCGGTCTAAAGGTCAATGAAGACAAGTCTTTTGGAACTGGGAAGTTCCGAGAGTCCTGTGGAGTTGACGCTTATAACGGTGTTGATGTAACTCCGTTATACCTTAGGAAGTTTACCACTGATAAGGCAAGTACCGACGAGGAGATTGCGCATCTCGTATCGCTCTCTAACCACATGTGGTTAAGAGGGCTATACGAGCCAGCGAACCTTCTGGCAAGTCTAGTCGAGGGCGAGATGAAAACTCGTCTTCCACTAGTTTCTAGCCAGTCGGGATCCCTCGGCTGGTTCACACACATGGAGGCGATGGATGTCCATAGATGGAATCCAAAACTGCAGAGACTCGAATGTCGAGCCTTTGTTCCAAGGTCCGTTAAGCAAGCGGACCCGTTGCGTGGGTACCCAGCACTCTTCAAGTTCTTCCATACTTCTCTCATTGAGAGAGGGGTTGGACACCTTGGCGAGTCGGTACGGCGCTACACTGTCAAGCTTCAGCGTAGATGGAACGACATTAATCGTGTCGTTCTCATTTCCCGATAGCTGCAACCTAGGGGATAAGAGAGATCTTATCTACTGGGATACGGAACAGTTAGTCTTGCGGACAGGCCTTTTTGGCTATGACCATGGGAATTACTGTTTCAAGCAGCTAACGATTAGCTGGATCGAAGTCAGTGAGCAACTCAACCTCTTTTATAAAGATTGAGCTAGCGCTGCCAACGGTTGCTGTAGACCGGTAAACCGGCCTATAGAAAAGACCTACATTTTCTTGTAGGCCAGGGAGGGGTTCGTATACTAGTTCAGCTAGCAAGCTGGTTAGTATGCGATCTGGGGTGTTGTAGTGATACATCACCTTATAACTGGGGCAGACCGCCCCCGTTACAATTGCAG